TCTATTTATACATTGGGGAAGAACATACGGAGCTCTTCGACCTCAACAAAACCCGTGATTGTGTTTACAGCCATGATCTTTGCTTCAATAGACTCAATGACTCTTCGACTAATACCGTATCGTTGCTCAAGGTAGACACAGTATGGCTCATAGTCGGCTCCAAACTTCCTACTCCAAAAGCGAGGTTCATCTCCATATTCTGAGTAAAGGAAGTTTCCCCCTTGCGCCACTTCAACCATCTTGCGACCAAGCACTCCAAATATGGGAAGGTCAGAAGCCCAAGCTTCAAGACACTTACCCTTAGAGAAGCACAAGTCCTTACGCAGTTGCTCTATGTATTGAGTGGACCCCGGTGGTATTTTCGTAGACCAGCATATAGTTTGTATGACTCGGGGTGGGATTCTTGTCAAACGTAATCGTTCATTACTGTCGCGGAAGAAATGATTGGATAAAAATGAGCACTCTATGAGATCCTTCCAAACTATGGGATCAGAAATTTGGCCCAATCCGTGCACCTTCTCATTCTTGTCATATGTGAATAACAAGCGATGGGCACGCTCAAACTTCTCAGCATCGCAGGCTCTAACACCTAATAATACATCATCTCCTTTTACTTTCAGCGCATACTTTGTTATGTTAGCTGTATGTAATGCGTACTTGTAGTAAGAGATCATGAGCATTGTATTTCCGAAAGTTGTCCATCCGTCACCAGAAGCTCTTCCTTCTGTAGTGTACTTTATGTTTCCATTCTCCATCGTTACTCTCAAGGGTAATGCCGACTCGAGAGCCTCTTGAACCCATGCAGCACTGAGAGGTTCCTGGAATTCAGTTCTCCATGACTTCGCACATGCCATAATCAAATCATTAAGATTCAAATTATGAGCGCTCAGTTGGGTCATATCAAAACCAGAACCATCTGCTTCTGCCCACACAAGTGAGCCATATTTGATTTCAGCACGATCAAGAGATTCACAAATTTCTGGCCAATTCTGTCTGCCACAATAACTTTCTTCATACTTGTGAGCAACAAATTCAAGCTCATTAATAAATGCATTTGCGTACGCTTTCTTCTGCTCAGAGGGGCCACAGATTTGTCTCTCCTTAACCTTATTCAGATGGGTTTCTTTATCATAAGTTGAGACCTCTGTGAACTGTAATTCAATTTTGGAGAAAGCTTTATAACGCGTTGGTTGGAGCTTGTGCCTTATATGATCATTATCGATTCCTTGTCTGATCTTGGCTCGGTACGCTTCAGGATATTTGGACAAGTAAGTTTCCAAATTTATGACATGTTCTTCTCTTTCATAGTCATTTACAAAGTCCTGAGCATAAATCTTCCACCATTCAGAATAGTAATGGAACCTTATAGGATCTGGCTTAACCATGTTGCTACACGCTCTTAAGGAACTAGCAAGCGATGTCCTATCACAGTGATGTTTGACTGTTGGTAGGGTCAGGCAACCGTACTTCAAAAGAGGAAAAATCTGTCGGGCACCAATGTGACAGTCTTCCAACTTTGTACAGGGATGGGCTCCAAATTGTTCTGTAGTTGTGAACTCAGTGCAACAGACTCCTTTCCTGATAATAAGCCGATCAGGAATTGTTACACAACTACTTGGGAGCATATATTCGGGGTCCATCCGTCCCCTAGAGGGCCCTGTCACTAGGCCCTCGATCACCTCCTACTTAGTGTGACATTTCATAGAGACGGAAAGATTTGTCAATCTCTCTAACCGTCTGAACTGTTGGGCGCGAATGAGTTTGGCAATGATCATAGCCTCATTCACGTGAACAACCCCAACTCCCAATTCTTCAGCTTTGTCTTTTTGCAAGTTTGCAGTTGCATTCATAATGGCGTCGATAGACTTCTTATTTCCGATGGCATTGTAACTTTCAACCACCAGAGCCAATGGAGCCTCAACATTGTGTTCTGCTTTCTTGTAATGTATGCCTACTATATCTCGATAAAATTCAGCTCTCACATACAAAGTTCCAGATTTGTAAAAGGTCACAATGCGCTCATTGGTCTTATATTCTGACCACCAATTTTTGAACTCATAGACAATAGCGTCCCAGGCTCGTACACTACGGACGAAGTCAATATCCATCCTTGAGAAATCATAGGTAGAAGTTAACGATTGAATTGAAGCTTTGCGATGGTCGTCCATTAGGAAGGCATCCTTTTCATCGGTACGGGGTTTATCAAGGATACGTTCTAAAACTTCACTAACGGGCAAGACCTCTTCTATTTGAGTGATGGGTGTAGTCTCAAGGTAGCGATGTAAGTGGGGACATTCCATTCCGGGGTAAGACAAGTAAACATTAGCGGGAATGAAATTGATGTGGAAGAGTTTATATGGAACATCGCCATTCCAAAAACACTCTAGTTCATTAAAGACACAATACACATCTTCCAAAGGTGGGCGCGGTGCGGGGGTATGCCATTCGGCGGAAACAATAGAGACCTTCACCACAAAGTTTGATTCACCTTGGGTGGCAATTAACCGGTGACGATACGGAGTAACATTTCCTTTGACCGTTGACTTCACCATAGGAATCATACGTTCCATAGGTTGGCCTGGTCCAAAGAAATTATCAGTCACAGCCTGCTCATATATTTCATAATGGGATTCATCATCCCAGCAACGCCCTTTCCTGGAACTGTTTTTGACCATGGCAGCATGGTAGTCATTGAATGCAGCATACCCTACGGTTTTGTACCCGGTTCCCTTGGCCTGAATGGCCATTTCTTCGAGTACTCCATCATAGTATATGGAATCAATAGACTTCACAACAGGAAATAAATTGGTTGCTGGTAGACAATTCGCGCAGTGAATTCCACTTCCTCCGACACACTCGCAACGATGCAAATCCACTGGATTTACACCAAGAAGCTTGGTTTCGGTATCTTGCTTACGAATCACGTCTCTATTTGATAGGATAGGACAAGTCATATGGACACGGCGGCTTAATGGAACCTCTTGATTGGCTACTGGATGGTCAAAATTGGCTAATGTTCTCGTTGTGGAAGAACCAACACATAGCATCTTTGCCGTTGGTTCAAGCAACCACGTCACATAACCATCCATTAATGATCTAGTAAGGGCTCCGAAAGGGTGGTGGTGTTTTGCCAAGCCGATCTTGAAACGCTCGCCTTTCTTTTCTTCATTCTTAATGAGGTGTTGGAAATACGTCTCCAAATATTTCGTTCCTTCTGGACCGAAATTGTACTTTGGGAAGAAATTGGCGAGAGATCCCTTGTGGAAAGACAAGTTGGGTTTTCTAAGTCGTTCATTAACAATAGGTTGTACATTTCCCAACCCATTTTGGACTCGTCCATGTCCCTGAGCAATATTGTTCCCCCTCTGATAACCTCGACCTTGGAAGTTTTGGTTGCCTTGGGGATTTTGTTGATTGACATTTTGCATAAATAGTTAGGTAGGTA